CCTTTTTCTTTTCTACTTCTTAAAGTCACTCACCAGGAAGTGGAGTGGAGAGGTGATTCAAAACCATAATGGTCTCGACCAGCTGTCCCCGATTCATACGCATTTCAAGGCGATTCTGCTTTGATGCCGCGTCATCCATAAAGAGTGATCCTACTGCGATCATGGCCGCAAGGCCGAGGGTAAATTGAAACTTTGTCATGATGTGTATTGAATTAGATTTTGTAACTTTGAGCTGATTGCTGATCTCATTGTAAGGAGAAAAATCCATTACCTCCAAATTTTGAGCTGTAAAAATTCGTTAACAGCACCATGAAACTCTCCAAGAATCTAACCCTAGCAGAGTGTTTGCGAAGCAATACTGCCAAGCGCCTTGGAATAAAAAATGAACCACACGATGACTGGGTTGTCGAGAATCTTAGAGCGATTGCAGAACATGTGTTTCAGCCTTGTCGCGACCATTTCGGAGTTCCTATATACGTGTCGTCAGGCTATCGTTCGCCTGAGCTCAACCGTGAAATCGGTGGCTCAAATCGTAGTCAGCACATGGAAGGACGCGCACTCGACCTCGACGCAGATGTTTTCGGAGGCATCACAAACTCTGAGCTCTTCAACTACATTAAAGAAAACCTTGATTTTGATCAAATGGTTTGGGAGTTTGGTGATGCAGACAACCCTGATTGGGTTCACGTTTCTTTTGTTTACGGCGGCGTCAATAGGAAAAGGTGCCTTAAAGCTTGTAGAAACGATAAAGGGGAGACTTACTACGAAGTAATTTTCGGTAACGGTCTTTAACCCTCCAGCTCCCTGTAGAACCTCTGAACGAGCAGCCTGGCCTTTTGGGTCAGCCCATACCTTACCCTGTAGTTGTACTTCGTTTCATCTCTGAACAGATGATCCTCGTACGTGTCTGACGGGGTGAGCTTGTCGAAGTGCTTGTATAAATACCCAGCCCTCTGCATTGGGTATATGATTCGATTAGACAGGTTTGTTTTGTTCATCTCAAGGTCCTGAGCTGCGTAGTCTATTGTGAAGAACTGTAGATCGTATCCCCACAAAAGGAACTCCAGGTCGGAAAAGGACACCTCCCACTGAGACGTCACCTTTTGCCTCATCTGCTTAAGTCTCTTTAGGTTATTCCTTTTGATATACTTCTTATCTTGTCGACTAAAGTCGCGGAACATCCGCTTCTTGGGGACTTTGCTTTTTGGCATAAATTATTAGCTATGATGGATGATGATTTCTTGATGGAGGTTCATAGACTAGCAATCGAGTTAGAGCTTCTGATTGACAAATACGATATGCGAGACAGGGTCTTGTCTATGATGGTTGTTGGTGTTCTAGAGTCGTTAGACATTGAAGATGAAGATAAGTCTAGAATGAAAGCAATCTATTCGCACAACATGCACGACGAATTAGAGCTTCAGACCCTAGTCGACTTCGCCATAGAGACATGGAAAGAAAACAAAGATATAGACCGAGGTCTCGACTTTGACGATCTGTTTGACGGATTGGGCATATCTTTGAACTAAAATTCAATATGGGCCTTATTAGAAAGATAATCATTGGGAGAGATCCCAAGGATGCCATGGCGTACTTTGTTGGGATGAGAGCAGGTGGCGGTGAAGTTAGCGCTATCGTCATGGACGAAGAACACCTAATTAGATACAGTCGTAAGAGATATCTCGTATATTTACAGCAGGACGGTAGCCAAGTGCTATGGAAATCTGTAGACGAGATGCCGTGCATAATTGAGTACGACTGTAATTTTTAATTCATGAAAACCTTAGAGCTGTTTGTCGTTGAGTTGGAAAAGCAACTCAAGGACACTATTAAGACGGACAGCGGTTTCGAGCTCTACGTAGACTCTAAGTTCAAGGACTTCGAGCACAGAGTAACCGACGGACCCGTGGTGTGTTCCCCACTTCGCTACAACACTGGCGTCAAAGAAGGGGATACGCTGTACTTCCATCACCTAGTAGTACTTAACGAAGGTCAAGTGCTCACAGGTGTGGACAAGCATTTTCTTGTTAGATACGATCCAGAGCACACCGTAAACAACCAGGCTATTGCATACAAGTGCAAAGACACTGGTGAGATTAGACCTCTGGGGGGCTGGGCCCTTCTCGAGCACGTAGAGGAGTCGTCACCAGAGGAGAAAAGCGATCTTATCGAGGTCGTCAAGCTCGAAGAGTCTCAAGTAACCAAGGCCCGAGTAGCCTTTACTGCCCCATGGATAGAAGAGCTTGGCCTCAAGGTGGGAGACATTGTAGGTATCAAGAAGGATATGGACTACAAGATCTTTATCGACGACAAGCCGTATTACAGAACACGCTCAGAAGACCTTCTCTATGTCGAGGAAGAAGTTCACAACGATTGAGGCAGCGGAGCGCTTGATGACGTCGATGGAGGTTGCCATCAACAACATGATCGACGAAATCAAGAAACCTGTTGATCCTGAGATCAACGGGAGCGCGCGCAAGGCAGAGCTGCAATCTATCAAGCAGACAGCCACGGACTGTAAGGACCTCCTGGTAGAGCGCCAGAGGCTAGAGCAAATGATTAAGGACCTACAAACAAATGGAGGCATCGAAGAAGCCAAGGACTACAGCGGGGGTTTCGCTGAAAGATTCTCTAAATGATTGGAAAGATTTAATTTACAGATATGAAAAAGCACGAAGAGATCTAGATCATAAGTTCTGGGAGGAATCCTGGAACGAAGAATAAGTTGGTTTTCGTCAGACGGCCCACTACGCAATATGGGCCTATCAACTGGGGCGTAGTTCAGTTGGTTAGAGCGTCTGTCTTATACACAGGAAGTCGTGGGTTCAAGTCCCACCGCCCCAACAATTCATTATATTTGTACCATGAGGCTCAAAAAGAGAGACTACAAGAAAGAGTACGCTAAGTACGGGAAGGGCGAAAAAGCCAAGAAGTACAGAGCTATGCTCAACCGAATCAACCGTCGTAAGGGTACGTACGGCAACGGAGACCGTCTCGACGAATCGCATGTGGGCACGTCTGACAGAACCAAAAAGCAACCCCAGTCTAAGAACAGGGCCAATAACAGGCCAAGGGTTAGGCGAAGCAGGTAAGCGTAAGCACCTGTAGCTCAACAGGATAGAGCAGCGCACTTCTAATGCGCAGGTTCGGGGTTCGAGTCCCTGCAGGTGTACAAATTAAATAAAATGGCTAAAATTCAAGTATCCACCTACAAGAGTAAGCGTGTGCGCAGAAAAGGCGTACACGCCAAGACTAAGCAATCTAAAAACAAGGCTTCTAAGAATTACAAGAAGCCATACGCCTCTCAAGGAAGATAATTATGGCAAAGTACAAATGCGACTGCGGCGAAGAAAAGGAAGCCTCTGGAGTAAAGATTAAATTCGTCAACGACAAGGCTCGCCACGAAATCTTGTGTGACGAGTGCGGTGAGTACATGGAGCTGGCAAACCCCAAGGTGGGCGCCCCTGGCTTTAGAAGAAACAGGTATGGTCAGGTTTTCTGATGTCTGTTCTTGTAGAAATAGAGGATTATGATATCCCTGCTATCTCAATTTGTCCCAACGGTACGCAAGGTGAGTGTATTCAACGTGGTGACTTACTCATTGTGCTTCCCGCTCAGCCTCCCGAAAAAGAGATTGCGGGATATGGAAAGCCAGACAACATGCAGCTGTGGGAGAGGATTCCTATGCCTGCAGAACTGTCTCGTATTAAGAGTATGGATGAGTGGGGGGAGATGCCAAGAGAGTTTCGGCAGAAGTTTTCTCCGTATATCGAAGAGGAGTTTCGCCGTAGGCGTGAGGGTTTTTGGTTTTTCAATGCAGGTAGGCCTACGTATATAACGGGGAGGCACTACATGATGTTGCAGTGGACGAAGATCGATATAGGATATCCTTCGTATCTTGCGTTTCAGCGCGACATCTTTCTGCACATGGCAGCGTGTGAGGCGGACCCCCGATGTTTGGGTCAGTTGTACACCAAGTGTCGGCGGAGCGGATACACAAATATCTGCTCTGCCGTACTGCTAGACGAAGCCACACAGGTAAAAGACAAGCTTATGGGTATCCAGTCCAAGACTGGTAAGGATGCCCAGGAGAATATATTCATGAAGAAGGTTGTGCAGATGTTTAGGCATTACCCCTTCTTCTTCAAACCCATTCAGGATGGTACCACTAACCCACGCATGGAGCTGGCTTTTCGCGAGCCGAGTAAGAGAATCACGAAGAACAATAAGACTTCGCAGACGGGCGAGGCTCTTAATACGGTAATAAACTGGAAGAACACCACTAACAATGCGTATGACGGGGAAAAGCTTCACCTGTTGTACCTGGATGAGGCGGGTAAGTGGGAGAAGCCCACAGACATAAGGGACGCATGGCGCATTCAGAGAACCTGTTTGATAGTCGGGCGTAAGGTTGTAGGGAAGGCTCTGGTCGGGAGTACAGTAAATCCCATGGATAAGGGCGGCAAAGAGTACAAAGATCTCTGGGCCGACTCGGATCCAATGGATCGAAACGCAAACGGAAGAACAAGGAGCGGTCTTTACAGACTGTTTATGCCAGCATATGAATCATTAGAAGGTTTTTTTGATGTACATGGACGACCAATCATTGAAGATCCTGATAGCCCTGTGGATGGTCTTGACGGTGATCGCGTTATACAAGGGGCGAGGACGTACCTGAAGAACGAACGCGACAGCATGAGGGATAATCCTTCTGAGCTGAACGAGATAACCAGACAGTTTCCGTTTAGCGAGGATGAAGCCTTCAGGGACAGTATCGACGGCAGTGTCTTCAACATCGGCAAGATCTACCAGCAGATACAGTACAACGATGAGCTCTACCCCAACCCCGTGGTTAAGGGAAACTTCATCTGGAAGGATAAAGACAAGGAGGTGGTATTCTCTCCAGATCCTAACGGTAGGTTCCGTGTGGCTTGGATGCCACCCACGGAACAGAGAAACGTAATACGCCGAGACAGAGGAAAGCTCGTCGCCCCCTTCGCAGACAGGGGATGCGGCGGGGTTGACTCGTATGACCTTGACGCTACGGTAGACGGAAGGGGCTCTAAGGGAGCGCTGCACCTGTACAACAAGTTCCACATGGAGAACCCATCGAACATGTTTGTCGTGGAGTACGCATCGCGCCCAGACCTGGCCAAGATCTTCTACGAAGACGTACTGATGGCTGCTTTCTTCTACGGGTACCCACTCCTCGTGGAAAACAATAAGTATGGTATCGTAAGATACTTTGAGTCAAGGGGTTACGATGGCTACTTAATGGACAGGCCCGCTCACCTTAGGACGCCTAATTCGAGGGTGAACGTCAAGACTAAGGGGATCCCATCCAACTCTCAGGATGTTATACAGTCTCACGCGCAGGCTATCGAGGCATATATCCACGAACACGTAGGGGAGAACTACGATAGCGGGGACTACGGCAAGATGTATTTTAATCGTACTTTGGAGGACTGGATAGGCTTCAAAATCAACGACAGAACCAAGTACGATTTGACAATCAGTTCTGGCTTAGCTTTGCTCGCAGCCCAGAAGGTGAAACAGAAGCCGAAGTCAAACTTTGCGGAGAAGACGTTTTTTCGCAGATATAAGACGATCGGATGATTTATTATATTTGCAAAAATGTACAGTACTGGCAACATCAACGAAAAGGGGAGCTTTCCAGATCCTCTGGCCGACCGCGCAAAGAAGTCTTCTAAGGAGTACGGCCTTCAGTACGCCCGAGCCATTTATTCCCAGTGGGGCAAGCAGTCCGACTCAACCTCTCTCATGGGGAAGAGAAACAAGACGTTCGAGAGAAATAGAGATTACGCGAACGGGAACCAGGACACCTCCATA